AATATTACTTGTTGCTAACAAAGAAAATACAGCAAAAGAAATCTTTAGAAGAGTTCGATTTGCATATGAAAATCTTCCTAATTGGTTAAAAGCACCGATTCAATATTATGGTTTGGAAGCTATGGAATTAGCTAATGGATCTCGTATATCAATTACAACCACTACAGGAACTGCTGGTCGTGGTTCTATGGCAAATATATTGTTTGTTGATGAAGCGGATTGGATCGAGCCAAATATGTTGAATGAATTTTGGGCATCTATATATCCAATTATTTCATCTTCTACAAAATCTAAAATCATTATGGCATCGACACCAAGAGATACATCTGGTTTATTTTATAAATTATATGATGGATCTGTAAAAGGTACAAACGATTGGGTTCATATGAGAGTTTTGTGGAATGAAGTTCCCGGTAGAGATGAAAAGTGGAAGAGACAAACTATGGGATCTTTATCTGATATGGGAATGTGGAAACGCGAATTTGAGTGCGTTTTCGATCAAGTTGGAGAGTCTGCGTTAGATGCAGATTTATTTGACGAGATGAGAAGAAATACATTTGATCCCATGTATGTGTATGATGACGGAAAATATCTACTATGGGAAAAACCAGACCCAGAAAAATTATATGTTGCTGGTGTAGATATTTCAGAAGGTGTTGGTAAAGATGCATCAGTTGTACAAATTTTAGATATTACAGAACCTAGAAGAATAAAACAAGTTGCAGTATATCATAATAATAAAATATCACCTACCGAATTTACTCCAAAATTAAGAGAAATATTACAAAATTGGGGAGATCCGTTAGCAATGATAGAAAGAAACTCTTGCGGAGGTCAAGTTGTTGACAATCTAAAAAAAGATTTTAATTATGATAATATTGTAAATTGGGGAATTAATAAAATTGCTTCAAGGAAATCAAACCAACTTGGTATTGTTGCACATACAAATACTAAATATGATGCAGTTTTAAATAAAAGATATTGGGTTAATACAAAAAAAGCAGTTCAAATTAATGATATTAATACAGTTTTAGAATTAAAAGATTTCGTCAGAAACGAAAACAGAACATGGAGCGCAAAACACGGATCACACGATGATAGAGTGATGTCTTTAGCATGGGCATTAATGATTTTACACGAAGAAATTGCTCCTGTTTATTTTGATATCATAGAAAAAAATGAAAATAGTAAACCTGAAGTAATTAAATCGATGGATTACGGAATAAAATATTTTATGAATCCAGTATCGATATACACAAACGAAAAGGATGGAGTTGGTGGTGATGCTTTACCTATTTTTGTGAGTGGTAATATTTCAAGCGAAAATCCTGAAATTGACGATTTATACTATCAAGGTTGGAAACCGTATATGGCTTAAATAATAAAATGAATTACTATAATCAATCAATTTTAAATAAATCTAGGAAAGATAAATTTTCTCTTACTATATCTTTACCAAAAGAATTAATACCACATAATAAAAGAGTTGATCGTTCTAATAGTAATTTAAGTTTAGATACTCTACAATTTTCTGTATATGGAATTATTGTTCCTAAAAATAGTATTCCGCAAGAAGATGCAAGGTATTCTGGTGGTAATGTTTATGTGTCTTCTCATAGTAAACCATCATACGATCCTGTTTCTGTAAATTTTACTATAGATAATGAATTTAATAATTATTGGGTAATTCATAAATGGTTAGATTTATTAAGAAATGAAAGAACTGGAATATATGACGGAGTTTTGGATTATAATAAAGATATGGGATTGGGAAAATATTCTTCAGATTTTATAATAACAGCAAAAGACGAATTCCATAATGATATTATTAAATGGACATATAAATCATCCTTTCCTGTTGGTTTAGGAGAAATCTCTTATAATCATAGAGATGCCGCAGAAATAGAAACAACTTTAGAATTTGTTTTCAGAAGAGTGGAAACAAATTTATTAAAAGTATAACAAAAATCAACTAAAAAATACTAAATATCTTTATGGCAAGAAGCATTCAATCTCCCGGTGTAGAAATCATCGAAAAAGATCTATCATTATCTCCCGTATTACCAGCAGGAACCAATATCTTTATGGCTGGTTTTGCAGGAAAAGGTCCAACTGATGAAATTCTACAAATCACATCTTTAGAAGAATTTGAACAAGTTTACGGCGTACCCACAAATTCAGCAGAAAGATATTTTTATTATAGTGCTCGTCAAGTTTTAAATAGTTCTAGCGGAAATTTGTATGTAAGTCGTATGCCTTATGGTGATGGTAGTGGTGATGGTTACGGTTCATCTTTCGGCGCATTGGTGTATCCTGTTGTTGCGGTCAAAGAAAAATTAAAAGTCACATATTCAACCACAGTTGTTCCTATATTATCTACAATGTTTGCTTTAATTCCTTCTGTAATTACAGCAGATAGAGTATTATTAGCAAGAAATAATAATTTTAATTCAACAGGCATAACCGCTAATGAAGTATTTGAAGAAAAACAAGGAAAAGCTTTAGTAAATGGATGGGTTTCTTATTATAATACCAACAGAAATTCTAATGCGTATAATTCAACATTAGGTTACTACGTTAGCGCATTAGCATTAAGTGCAAAATCAACAGCAGATTCTATTGTAGTTAATACTTTAGATATACCTGCACAAGTTTATAGAAATACAAAATTATTTCCTAGTGCTATTCTTAACTATACTAGTGTTTCGGCAGCTATTGAAGCTACTCCTAGTTTGAAAGTCATTAAAAATACTCTATTGACTAATGGTATTGATTCTTATCAAGTTTTTAACGTAAACGAAGGAACAGCATTAGTTAATGGATTACTAGCTCATTATATTTCTTATAAAGATAGTGTTAATACTGTTTTAAAACAACAAGCAATACAAGCAAAGTCATATTCTGATTATTTGGTATTAGGAAATGAAACAGAAGTTACGGGAGATATTACTTCCGATTTAAAAACTAAATGTACTTATGTTTTAGGTGCTCCAAAATATTTTGATTTGACATTAGAACAATATCAAGCAGTTTTAGATAATTCTGCTTTCACTAATTCAAATTTCAATTGGTCTGCAAGCGCATCACCAAATTCTGATATTAATGGACCACAAGATTTTGGTAAAGCTGGTCTAATTATAGTGAATAAAATTCAGTCTACTATTAATAATAGATACGAAGGTCATTATATTGGTATAACTGATAATATTAACATTCAACCAAATAGTGATCACACTGGAATTAATGCAATTTATACTAACGGACGAGCACAAATTCAAACTGGCTTAACAACTGATGGTGCAACTGCCGCATCAAGATATATTCAAATTCCAACTACTAAATTAGCTTTCCCTCTTTCTGCGACTACAGATACTGGAAGCAATAGAAATGGTAGCAGTATTTCCGAAGCATTAGAAAAAACTCCTGCTGCATTCACTGACATTTATTCTGAAAAGTTTGATGATACAATTTCTTTTGGATTATTCAAACTCAGAACAAGTCCATACAATCCAGATGCTGTTACATTAAGTTTTGCTTTTGAAGAAGCAAGATGTGGATCTTTTGATAATTATCGTCAAGTAAACAATCAAAATGGTGGTATCCCAGTAAGCTTCTTCATCGAAAATACTGTAAACGGTTCTAACAATATTAATGTTCTTGTTAATAGCTATATTAGTTCTAAAAATATCGGACCTTGGTTAGACAATAATGGTGTACCTATTAAAAAAGTTCGTGTTTATACTCACAGTTCTACAAATTCATTAATAAATTATGCAGATGCAACTTCTACTCGTATTGGTTATCATTTAAATGATTTACCTCTTATCGACAGCAGATTAGATTATGCTGATGCTGCATTCCCAGTTGGAAGTTTCTCTTCTTTTACAACTACTGGAAAAGCGATAGGTTTGTTAGGTTACAAAATAGATCGTACACTTCGTAAGATTGAAAACGACGAAATATTTGATCTAGATATTGTTTGCGAAGCTGGATTGGGAACTATTTACGCAACTGCTTGTGCAAATCATATCAATTATTTCGACGATTCACAAAGCTCTGATGGTTTAGTTGCTGGTATGCAATCCATTTCACAAAATGAACCCGGTATTGTAGATGACGAACGAAATGATGTCAAGGTTAATTATAATGCAATCTTTACAATATTTGATAATTTCTGTTCTCAAACACGTAAAGACTGTTTATTTATTGCAGATCCTTTAAGACAAATATTCATTACAGGAACAAACAATAAAGTAATGTCTGATCATAATAAGTCATTTTCTCAGTACATTTACAATCCTATGAGGCATTTGTATGAAAATGCAAATAGTAGCTATTCATGCGTGTACGGTAACTGGGCGAAAGTTCTAGATATTTTCTCTGGATTAAATATTTGGGTTCCTTTCTCTGGCTTCGTAGCTGCTGATATGGCTAATGTTGATAGAGATTTCGAACCTTGGTATGCACCTGCTGGCTTTACAAGAGGTCGTATAACAAATGTTCTCGATGTTGCAATCGTACCAAAACAAAAAGAAAGAGATATGCTCTACAAAATTGGTGTTAATCCTGTAGCATTTTTCCCAAATGATGGTATTAACATCTTTGGTCAAAAAACATTACTACGTCAACCTAGCGCATTTGATAGAATCAATGTTCGCAGATTATTCTTGTATCTAGAAAAAGCTACAAAGAAAACTACTAAGTATTTCGTATTTGAACCTAATACATCATTTACTAGAAATCGTGTAATATCTACTCTATCTCCAATTTTTGATAGAGCAAAGAATACTCAAGGATTGTACG